GCCTTCCTCCAGATTCTCCCTCGTTTGACAATTCGCTTACATTTGTAACAAGTCCGGTAACTGGTATATTTTTAGTTATAATCTCATCGGCAACATAGCTTTTAAACAAGTTATTGGCTACGCTTTTAAGACTATAAACACCGACGTAGTTCCTATCGTCCAAAACTAAATTAACGGCATCGATGTCAGGCAAAAGAACAATCCCCATACTATTGCCGGTTTTAGTTATCGTAACCGTGCCTGCAACTAAAGGCATAATGTCAACATAATCAGTATCCATTAAAACTGTGTATGACATTGAGTATGTGCCAGGTGCAAGAACCAACGTCCGCCTGTTGTCAGAAGCCAAAGCCCCCATCTGCGCATCTCTGTTAGACGATTTTAGCCAATCGTACCTGTCCTGCACATTATCAGTTGATTGTATAACCTTGCTATCGGTGTAATACGGTATCGCAGATGGTAAAAAAGAACTACTTGCCCAACACCAAGACCCCATCGCGAAGACAATCAGACTGATAACTGACAACTGAATGCTGAATGCTGTTTTACGTTTCATAACTTATCCTTTTTTTCTGACCGCTGATTTTATTCCCGTTTTGCCTCTGTGTTCTCTGTGAACTCTGTGGCTATATCCTTTAAAATTTTCTTAACTTTCGCCTGATAAAATCTCACGGCTTCGCGAGCAGCTCGCAGCTCGAATAACAATTTTTCTTTTTCATCTTTCACCACGAAGCCACGAAGAAAATTATTTTGGTTCTGAATTAGCCGTCCAAACTGTTTGCTTTGGCCGATCGCTGACGAGAATTTCCATTTTGCCGCAGAGGTTTTCAAGTTTGGCATTCATAGAATTCAAATCGTTTTTAATTTCCTGATGCGCTAACGTGTTTTCTTTGACAAATGAGGTTATCTGCTGCGTCGATATATTTTTAGCGTCTTCCAAAACTGACATTCTCTGACTGTATGTTATAGGAACTTTGAGCCAGTTGCCCAATGTCCCCAGCACAAGAACAATCATCAAAAATAAATTGCACGCCACGGTTACCGCGGTCATCTTTGCTGTCCATTCAAACTTTTTCTTTTCGTGTGCCATGTTGTATCCTTTGCGCCTTAGTGGCTGAAGTCTGAAATCTGATTTCTGTTTTACAAAAACAGGCGGCGACCGCTTGGAAGCCGCCGCCCGTTCACTATGGAAAGTCCTGACGACCGATTTTTAGCTCGCCCGTAAAGTATCAATCATGTACGCCAATAGATTAGCTTCCGCAGTGGCAACTTCGTCGGTATTTGCTCGAACCCGCAGAACCTCGGCACGAACAGGTTCATCGCGATATCTTTCAACAACTGGATATTGCGGAGAATCCTTCACCCACAGCATTGTTCTCCATGCCGCAGGCATCTCAAGAGGAGCGTCGGCTCTCGGAGCCAGAACCGCAAGCATTGCCTTGCCGCTGCCCCATATCTGAGACAGGCTTTCTGTAACGCCTTCGGATGCTGTGTCGTAAGAAAGTTCAGGTATTAAAACCTGACCGATTTTGAGAATCGCTGCGATGTGCCTGCTCTCAAGAACTGCCGGACGAATGCCGTTGTTTTCGCCGAATGTGTACTGCACCTGACTCTTGATCGCTGTTGTGGCGCAAAGCAGATTAAAATCAGTGCGCGGGCAAATCAGGGTTATCATACTTCTTGGTATGCCGATTCTTGTCAGAGCCAAAATTCCCGATTCGACATCCGCGGCCGGATCCGCACTTGCCGCCGTCGCCCAGCTTACCGTTGCGTTATGCGGCGTATAAATACTGGTATTCATAACCAGCGATGCAACTCTGGCTTCTCTGCAGAGTTTCACCTGATGCGTTGTGATGATTGTTCTTGCCCTTTCACAATCGAGGAATGAGCCGTATCTTCGCTGAACTTTATCACTGAGAACATCCTCAAGGCCCTTATCTTCGCAGTCATAAGATCCTGCGTCGAAAGTGCTGTCAATGCGGTTATATCCGCTTTTGTCGCTTACCCTGTCATCGTTTTTCTTCAGGAAATTTTCCCGTACAATAATCGGATATTGTGCGGCGGCTTCCTGAACTTTAAAAAACGGCGCTACAATATCGCCGATAAAGCCCTGCTGCGCAAGTTCGGCATCGTATTCCGTCGCTACCTGCGTCAGGTCTTTTCGCAGCGTTGCTGTTGTGCTGATTCCCATTTTTATACTCCTAAATAATTTTTAGTCTTTTAGTTTTTTTACTTTTTACTGACATCTGATATCTGACTTCTTATTTTTAGTTACAAAAAAAGACGGCGCAGGAGGTTAGGCTCCTAACAGCCGTCTTTTACTCAAAGGCCTGCGGTGATCAGGCCGCAAACCTGTATTCACTTGTCAATTCTGGTTATTCGCCCAGTGCGATAAACGGAGCGCCCTGCGTTCCGGCAGCAGCCCTGGTCAAAACAAAACCGGCATGCTGTGCCTTTGTGTTATAGGCATCGGAATAATCATGCTCATCGACCGAGCCATCATGCCTGAACACAATCTCATTGTCGTGGTCGCCTACGCCAACTTCCGCCTGCGGGGCAAGCCATGTCCAGCCCTTTTTCAAAATCCAGAAGAACTGGCCGACAGTCGCGGCAACGGTACCCGCTCCGAGGAACGGCTTTATACCGCCGCTGTTTCCGGTTCTAACATCCAAATAAGGAGATGCCATCACTTCGCAGTGGTGAACATCGACCGTGATAGCGACCGGAATCGGCTTGTTGAGCGTCAGCGTCATTTCGCCGCCGTCGGCCGCAACAACCGTATTGCCTGTAATTGTGCGAACAAATGTGTTATCGCTGGGCGGGAACACAACAATACGACCGCCAACAAGTTCATTTGCGGCAATTGCTCCATTTGCGGCAACGCCATCTGAGGCCCCGACATCGATCTTAATGCTCGTGGCGCTTATTAATGCGCTTGCGGCAATTGTCGTATATGCGATGTGCTGTGGGTTCTGTGCCCAGCATGCCATATCGGTATTGATTGTGCCGCCGGCCTTACCGTAAAAATACTCTTCGCCATCAGGTGTTTCACGCTTTGTGCCGAGAGGGTAATTTTGCGTGTCGGAGGCCGCATCAATGTCCTGTTCGGTTCCGCCGCTTAACAGCTCACCGAAAATCCTGTCATAATTGACATGCTGAATTCCGACGTGCGGCAGCATCTCAATTACAGCTCCTGCTGCAGTTGCGGCCTCAAGGGCAGTGCCTGCAACCTGACCTATTTCAATATCATCGATCTTACCATCGACAGCGCCGTAAAGCTCGGCTCCCGCCGAAAACGTTCCGGCGGCGACGACTTTACGCGTACCGGGGAATGTTAAAAGCTTCACTGAAACATTTGCTCCGCTGGCGACAGCTTCTTTTGTTGTGCCGATCCATACTTCTCCGGCATCCGAATAAACTACGGTTGTGCCGCTTAGTTTTACTCGGCGATTTATCGCAAGCGCTTCGCCCGCGACAAAAGCCTTAATGCCATTTTCGTTTTCTTGACTCATTTTTATGCTCCTATTTTAATTTTTTTTGTTTTGTTCTTACAGTTTACTCGTCAGCCGGTTGGTCAATTTCTTTTGCAGCCGGGTTATTCCGGCTTTCAAGGAATTCAGCCGCAAGTTTAGGTTGTTCTTTGGCGACTATCTTTCGAGCAAAATACAGCTCGATGCCGTCTTTTTTTGCCCTCGCTTCGGCGACGGTTAAAAAATTCTGTTTTGCCATTTGATTATCTCCGTTTAAATTCTTTATTTTGTTTTTTTCACGATTTACTGTCCACTTACTTTATTTCAGGCTGGCCGCCATCAATCCAGGCCTGATGACTCTTTGGCATTTCCTTTGCCGCTGTCATCATCGCATCGCCCTTTTTAACGCCGGCTTTTTCACCATCTTTAACAAGCTGCTGAACCTTCGCCATATACGTTTCCTTTTTGCCATCATCCGTACCGGCTGCGGCGTTGGTCTCGGCGGGCTTCCGATCTGTGCCGAGGGCATCGGTTGACTCAACTTTTACGGGTGGATTCCCTGCGGCGGCGATGGCTTCCAGTTTCTTGTTCGCCGTGGCCAGATCCTCTGTGAGTTTGGCATTTTGTGCCTGTACAGCCGGCAGAAGCATTGCCGTTGCCTTTGTTGCATCGCATGTCCGATCGGCGACAGCCGCTGCGATGAGGTCGGTATGACCGGCCAGAACTTTTGTTACGGACTGGATGCGAGTGTTTTCTGCTGTTACCGCTGCAGCGACCGCATCATTTTTTTGTTTTTCGATTTCTTCGGCGGTAAGTTTTACGTCTGCCATTTTAGTATCTCCGTTAAGCTCATTGTCATTGATTGCGGCAGCCGTCGGAACGAGCTTATTATCCCGAACTACCGCCGATTTGTTTTCTATAACATCCTGTAAAGTCGATATGCCATCTATAAGACCCAGTTCCATCGCCTCATCGGGCGAGAACACCCTGCCATCGGCAATTTTCGCCACATCTTCAATATTCAGGTTCCGCCCCCGTGCGACGTCAGCCACGAATAATTTATGAATTGAATTGATTCGATTCTGTAAATCTCCGAGTTCATCATCCTTCAGGGGCAGTCCTTCTGTCCCTGCTCCCTTATATTTCCCGCTCTTTAAAATTTTATATTTGAAGCCCAATTTCTCTTCGTAGGCGCTGCTGTCAAGCAATACCGTATAAACTCCGATTGAACCCACCTCGGCGTTTCTGCTCACAAAGATTTTATCAGCCTGACTGACCTGCAGATAGGCCGCTGAATCGGCAATATCATCTACAAACGCCGTAATTGGTTTGATTTTATTTATTTCATAAATCTTTTTCGCAAGGTCGAAAGCACCACCCACCGAACCGCCCGGCGACTCAACCGCTAAAACGATTCTTTCAATTCTTGAATTAGCAACTGCCCTGTCGAGGTCTTTTGATATTTGTTCAGCGCTGCTGCCCTGTGCCTGGCTGATTCCGTTGACCTGTGAGGAATGTTTGGCCATAACACCGGTAATAGGCACAACCGCAACATTGCCGTTTTCCCTGTATAATAGGCGTTCTTCTTTTTCTTCTCTGCCGGTCGCCGCTTTGATTTCGTCGGCCGATAATTTGATATCGCTGGCGTGTCTGCCGATAACATCGGCCATTCTCGACAGAACGTTATATTCCATCGCCCATATTGTATCTGTCAAAAAAGCAAGTATTGTTTTATCTTTAAGTATTTGTGTCATTTTGACCATCCTGATTATTTGAGGTTTTGGCTTCTTTCGGTTTTTCAATTGTTGACGATGGAATGCCCTTTTCAATAAGCAGTTTTAATTCTTTCTGCCGAACATTAAACACATCCTCAATAATTTTACCCTCATCTTCCGCCCATTCTGTAAGTGTACCTTCTCCGGCTTTGATTCGTTCAATATAGGCCATTACTTCTTTGTACGGGTCCACCCACGCCCATCTTGGCGGTGAAAATTTTAATTTATACGCATTATCAACCGCTGACAAATCACCCGATGCGATCCATTTGCTCATCAGCCAGTTATATTTTTTCTGAATGCACCAGTTCTGAATAAATACCTGCCAGCATTTAAATACCCGATATGCCTGCAAAAGTGATGCTCGGGCGCTGCTGTAATTTGTCTTTGAAAAGTCCAATAGAATAAGTTCGAGCGGAAAACCAACCGCACAGCCAATCATTCGCAGCACGGTAACGATATACGGCTCGAATGAAGTTGTCGGCCTATTGCCGCCATGTTCATCTATTTTTTCTCCGCCGAGCAAATCAAAAATTTGACCAGGTTCAGATCTCAATAGTTTATCGTAGGTGGTTTCCGAATCGGTTGTAGCGTTTTTATCTGTCTGGAAGGTAGACCCCTGCAGCGGAGTAGTTGCATCAGGCCTGGTAATTGAGAAAATTTTGCACGCATCCACTTCGGCAGCCATCATTTCTGCGGTAAGATAACTCTCTAACCTCTCAAAATATTCAAGAGTCGGGGCAAGAGCTGATACCCCTCTTGTCTGGCTGAATCTGTTCCGGTTAGCGATTAGGGTTGCGTTGGCCGCATCGATTCGCTGTGCTTTTTTATAATCTGAAATCCAGCCCTGAAAATAAGTAGTGTCCTTAGGATCGGTGATATAAAATGCCGAGTGCCTGCCGTATTCGTCAATTTCTACTCCGCCGATTACTCTGCGATCCTTCCAGCCAACTCCGCCTATCGGAGAAACGAGGCAATGCGCCTCTACGCACTGCACCGAACCATCTCTCATATAATTATGCAGGATATCGCCGTCGGTGAACAGTGCGCGAGTGGTATAATAAATAACATCCTGATCGTTGAACAGCCCGCGGTACTCTGCGTTTTTGTTTTGTTCATCGAGAGCCGCTTTGGCTTCTTTGTCGAATCCCGCATCGCCGCTGTCCGGCCTATACCCGAACTCCGGCCCGGCTATATTTTCGCAAGCCCTTTCAACAACACCGTGCATCAGGGGGGTATTGCGTTCGGAATCTCTGACGGTTTCCCGAATATTAAACAGCGTCAAATCATCCTGTGCGTTATCGGCATTGCCGGCTGCGTTAAGATTTTTGCGGCCTTTTCTGCCTCGGCCTGATTGAGTGATATCATAACCGCCGGCCAGAATCGTATTACCATAACGGTTGAGCGTTCTTTTTTGCAACCATGCAGGTGAAATTTTACCCGCTGCTCTGTCAATTAAACCGGGGGGAAATTGCACATCGGCGGCGTTGGAAAGTTTTTTACCATTTCCGCGTGCTATTTCGCGGAGGGCAAGAGTTGAGGCAAATTGCTGTTCTTTTGCACCCATTATGCCCTCCCTGAAACATCAGCAAGCAAAATAGTCGGCCTTGTTCCGCTTTCGCGGGCGGCCGCAACTGCAAGAGCTTCGACGACCTTTTGCAGTTCGGCCAAATCGCGGTACGTATAGCTGCGATTATTTACGGTTACCTCTTTAGTTTTACCGGATTCGGTCAAAAGTTCAAGGTAAGCCGTTTTTGCGGCCTCATATAATTCTGTAAATGAAACGCTCATGCCCGCGATTATGGATAGTGTCAAGAAAAAAACAATACCCTAAACCGCACATGTGCGGTTTTATTTTTATTTTTTTGAAATTTCTTTGCTCTGAATCGCCTTTTCAGACTGAATCTGTGTAAATGTATGAGTTCTCGGACCTGAACATTTTAAACGATATCGCATTGTTCTGCTCTTGTCCTGAAAAATCGCTTTAACTTCTGACCCGACTATTCTGGCAGGATACTTACAGTATTTACATAGTGTATTTTCTCGCAAAACCTGAACATCGCCGCCGAGTTTTTTCGCCCTGACAATTTTTATCAGCACATCCTGATCCGCTTCGGTCGGCAAATACTCTTCTTTGCAGATTGCCTTCAGTTTATTGAGCGACAATTTGCTGATATCGTCGAGTTTTATTTTGCCCAGCATTGTAATTTTAACCGGCTCTTCGGCTTTTTCCGGCGGGGTTGGGTTGTCGCCCGAACTCTGCTGATTTTCCGGAGCAGAGCCTTTTTCTTCCGCCGGCAGTTTCGCCTTTTCGGTGAGCTGCTTTAGCCGGACAAGTTTTTTGGGATCGACATTCTCCCTGACTGCATCGTTTTTGAGGCATTCCTTCGATAACTGTCTGTGTTCGTTTTTTTCTTGTTCGCTTAACATTGTGAATCCTTTCATAAAAAATTTTAGTTTTATTCTTTGTGCCTTAGTGGCTGTTATTAAATCTTTCCATTTTTCCCGTTCTTCTCTGTTGTGCCGCAGGATTATCATCAATCGCCCGCAGCGTATGCACCCCTGCAATTTCAGCCGCGGCGGCGGCGTAAACAGCCGCATCCCAGAGATGATTGGGTCTGTGACCCTTCGGCTGCCATCTAAGCATCTCTTTTCGATGGCTGGATTTTTCAGAAACCTGTTCCTCACTTGATAGATGATCCAATACTTCCTGAGATGTCTCTGTATGCAAATGCCAATATCCCGGGCCACTGTCCTTGATTTCGTACAATTGCCGGTACAGCCTGTTTTTAATATTATTGACATTCAAATCGTATCGAAGCATCTTTCCACCCCGGATTTTTACAGTTGTAAAAATTTCATATTTCCCGATACCGCTGCCCTTTGTCGGAATAACCGCAAGCCCCAAACTCTGCATTCGAGCACAAAATTCTATAACCACCTCCTGAAAATCGCCGCAGTCAACTGCTGTAAGTACCGCCGAAAGTGTATGCTTATCATTATTTTCATAATGCCAGTTTTTAATTATAAGTTCCTCAACAGCCGCCCAGTTTTTAATCTGCTTTATATCGCCGGTCTCGATTCTGCCCTCTTCGATTGACCATGCCTCGCTGCGATAGCCCCATCCGACCGCTTTAAACCAGATATGATCCATCTGCACATCGATTCCGAGCGTAATCATCTGCACACCATCCGGGATGGTTTCTTTTTTATAAATTCCAATATGCGTAATCAGTTTTGAGGCATCGGTTTCCTTTTCTTTTTCGACCCAGAACTCACCCAGCCGGGAATTGATATAATTCTGTAAAGGTGTTTTATCGCCGGCCTTTAGTGAAACCTGTGCTTTTGCCCATTCATAGGCAAGACGCTTAATTGTCATTGATGCCGGGTAAAGCAAAAAAGCTGTAATATGATAGCCCCGCATTGGATTGGAGAATATTTTTCCAATAATTTTTCCATCCGGATCAACCGTACAATCCTGCGGCGCCCATATACCAGGCTTGACAGCTTTATATCTATCCCAGTCTGTCCATCGGCGTTCGCAATGCGGGCAAATATACCTCGAGCAGTCACCCTGAAGATAATCCGATGGAGTTAATAAATGCCTGACTGAATTTTTATCAAAATCAATATATTCGTGTTTGGGAATATGTCTCTGGCCGCAGAATACACATTTTACCCAATATTTTCTTTGGTCAGTATTGTCACACTCCCGCTCGAATTTATCCCCCGAAAGTTTAGGACTGGAAAATGCAATCAATTTATACACATTTTCAAAAATTGTAAATCTATCGCGAAATAATTCGATTGAATTTGATTCCGACCCAACCGAATCAGGATGTTTTGCGACTTCATCGAGGAAACCGTATAGAATTGAATCGCCGCTCAGCGTCGTTGCGCTGCCTGCCCACGCGATATAAAGGCACATATTGATTAAATCGTTTTCCTGTCCGCTGCAAAGATTTCGGATATCGCCGTTTTTTAAATATTTTACCAGCGATGGATTTGACTGAAACATCCATTTTATATGAGTTCTCAGCCTTTTTTTTGTCATATTTTCATCAGGGAACACAAGCGATGTTGGTCCCGGCATATGTTCGATGATATATCTTAAACAGTTAAGGGCGGCCTGTGATACTCCACTCTGAACGCATTTCCACACCCATATTTCCCGTACAATAACATCAGTGAAGCAATCCATAATTTCGCATAGATACGGTGTGATATCGTTATCCCATTTGCCCGGATATTTAGGGCTTTCCTTTTTGCTCATCATCCGCTCGGATGCGAATTTTGAGACGGTCGGTTTGTCTCTCGGTTCAACCGCATCAATTTCTTCCTGCTGTAGCTGCAAAATTTTTGGAAACTCAATCGCTGTCATTTGACTTAATCATCTCCAGAAGTCCGGCAAATATTTCAGATGCTTTTTCGTTTAATTTGAGACTGAGGGGCACGGTAATAAATTCCCTGAATATTTCATCGAATGAATTTTTAAGAATTTCCTTGGCCGCTGCCGGTGTTTGATTGCAAATTATTTCAGGTAAATTATCAACTCTTCTTTGATGAAGATTTTTTAACGACTGATATTTGGCTATCCAACCGGCGATAACTTCATCTCGACGCAGCAGATTTCCGCTTTTCTCCGCCAGTTCGAGGGCTTTTTCTTTAGCTTTCATTTCCTGCAGCGAATTTTGTTCCGCTGGTTTACCGCTCGGCGCCTTTGTATCAAGGACGAATTTTTCAAACCACTCCCAGACAATCCGCAGATTGTAAGTTGTATCCGCGTTGCGGGGCAGTCCGTATTTATTCGGCCAATCGAACTGAAGTGTCTGGCGTGTTTTGCCTGTAATTTCCGCAAGCTGCTGCCAGCTTATATGTGTAAGGTCTGCGGGAGCAGATACAATTTGTTTTCGCAGCATTGAGTACATTATTTTCAGAGCCGGCACGGATGCCTCATCAACCTTATCGAGCATCTGGCGGCGGAGTTTATTAAGCGTTTTTCGGATTGCCTGATTCCATACATCGGCGGCTTCGGTATCGGCGGCGAGTATTTTATCAAGTTCGCCGGCGGATATATCGAGGTCATGTTCGGCATCGGCGATAGTCGCTCCACTTGCTGCGCACTCGGCGAGATTCTTTAAAAATCTTCCCCGCTCCCATGCCGCCTTCAGTTCCGCCCTTGCCGCGAATAGTTCGTTTAGTGATTGGTATTTAGTCGTTGGTATTTGGTTTTTATATTTCGACTTTTCACTATTCACTATTAACTTTTCACTAAGCTCAAGCTCTGCCTGAGCTATCGTTTTCCCCTCGACCGCCGCCTGTTTGAGCATCGCCGCCAGATTAACATTGACTGCTGAACGCTGATTTCTGACCACTGATAACTTCTTATTTTTCCTGCCTTTATGTTTTTTGGGAATATTTTTTGGAATACTTTCTATCACTTTGGCTAATTTCTCTGAGGCCTCTGTGTTCTCTGTGGCTATATCTTTTGTTGTTTTTTTCTTCATTTCGTTTTCGTATTTTTCAAGTTCTTTAATTTCTGCGACTGTAAGCGGCTTATTTCCCTGCACCTTTTCCAGCAGGTACATATAACGTCTCAATGATGCCTTTTCGACTGCTGACAGTTGCTGCACTTTAACATTTGCCTTTTCTCTGATACCATTTATAATTCTCGGTTCTGACTCAAAACTCCGATGCGTAAAACAGTCATACTCGTAATATGATTGGGCGGCAGTCTGATACCTCCGCCCGCATCGGTTTTACTTTACAATTCCCTTTTGTCTGAGTTCAAAAATCACTCTGTCATAACCCGCTTTTTTGGGCGGCACATTGTCAAACATTTTAGGCATTTCTAAAACTTCATTACGCAAAGCCGACAAATCTAATTGGGGCTGATGTTCCATACCGTTGGCGACAAGCAGTCTGACTTCATTCATCCGCCGCAGTATGCTTATCATTTTTGTATCTATGCCAGGCTCAACCATAAGCATCACACCATCACAACTCATTTTCATCTGCCTTTCTCTGTGTCTCTGTGGTGTGAGTGAGCGATGCCCGCCATTCGGCATTTGTCTTTGTCAAAAATTCCTGAACCTGTTTCAAACAGCCATCCGACCACAGCGTCGAGATATCAGGCTCCAAAATGTATTGCCTCCACGCCGGATAAAAAGAAATTCTGCCGAGCTGGATGCCGCGTGATTTTGAAACAACGGCAAACCGTCTCGTTTTGCATCCGTCTTTTTTGTTTAATTCCAAAAACTCCAAAAATTCCTTCGCCATCACTCACCGCCTTTCATTTTCTGAATTCTTTTATAAATCCAGCCCATACCCTCTGAATCATCTTCTGCGACTTGTTCCTCACCGCAGGAAACTTTTTCAATTTCGTCAATACAAGTTTTCAGTTTATTATTTTCAGTTTTTAAAATTTTAATTTGAGCCTGCTGGGTATATAACCGCTCGCCTCGGAAATGAAACGCTTCCTGCCACTGCGACAGGAGTTGTTTTAAATCATAGATTTGTTTTTCGTATTCCGTGTCTATTTTAGTACGGCTCTTGCCGCACTCCTGTCCCAACCATTCAACCATAAACTGATTATATCGCAGGTCAGATGATAATTTTTCACAAACCCCAACCTCTTCTTTCAGCCGCTCGTTTTCAGCAGTAAGTTTTTGGATTGTTTTTGCAAGGTCGGCATCTTCGCCAATCATTGCCTGTATTGCACCCAGCATTTGGTGGGCTTCAATCTCGGTGTCGTAAGTTGCGATATACTCTTCTTCGGATGAACAATCGAAATTACCGCTCTCAAAATCCTTTTCTGTGCCGGTTTGTTCTTCAATCATAACAGACAGTTCGTACTTTTTAATTTTCTTATCGCTCATTCTTAACCTTTCTTTCTCTGTGTCCTCTGTGAACTCTGTGGCTTTATTATTTTTTTCCATAAACATTGCTCCTTTTGAGCATAATTCACTCAGATAATCATAGTTCACAATTTCAACACTTTTATCCCCATGTAGTTTTTTGCCGCCGATTGTCACTTTTTTACAGTCGATTTTCGTTCTACTCTTCACCATTATTTTTCACTCCGCATCTTATTTCTCTTGGTCGATATCCAATTTTTTAAACACTATTTTCCGCATATCGTTCAGATGGTTTTGAGTTGCCAGAAGCGAACCTGCCGAGAGTGAACCTTCTGATGGTCGGATTCCACACCGCCAAAGATCATCAATCAATACTTGTGCGGTTGTTTTATCAATTTCCGCAAATGCAGGATAACTCATGGCCGCAGAGTGTTTTGCCATTGTTAAACTCGTCGCGACAACATCCTCGGATCCGTTTTGCTTGATGCCAAAAAGCCTGATCAAATCGCCGCCATGACTAAAGTCCGCCATCCTTGCTCTTATTTCCAACGCTTTGATTTCCATAGTTTAAACTCCTAAAAACTCTGATTTTCACTTTACAGCGAGATTTCACCAACGACCGGCGGTCGTATCGAAAACCGCTTAAAATCCCTATTTTTCACTTAAAAACGCCATTTTTCCACCATTCACCCAGTCATAACCGCCTGTAAACACTGTATGTAAAGTGCGAAATAAAAAAAAATTAAGCACTCCCCCCGCGCCATGCTCCGACC